TGATCCGGAAGGCGCCCCCTCCCTCTCCCGGCCTCGAGGAGAACCCCGGCACGACCAAGCGCCTCTTCTCCGACCGCAGCCCTTACTTCCCCGGATCCTGCGAGACATGCCCTTTTCAGTACTTACTCACGGAGCCACGCACCGAGAAGGATTGCTATCGCTGTAAGGCCCCAAATAAGATCAACAAGATAACAAAAAACGCAGTGGATCAAATGCGCAAGAATATCGCGCGGAGTGTGCCGGAGACGTGGGAGGATGTAGAAAATACCGACGGACTGGTGCGTATCAGCTCCAAGCATGGGCCGAACGAAGCGGATGAGAATAAAGAGATAGCCACAAAGCTGGCGAATCGCCACGGACACAAGATCGATTTGATCGAAAGAGCAGAGAATGGAAAGAGTGCAGATGCCTTCAACCACACTTTGGGCTACAAACAGGAGTTCAAACGGAGCACCTCTAAGAAAAAGAATTCCATCAGCCAGTCCATTCGAGAAGCTGCTGATCAAGCGAATCATATCGTGTTGGAAATTCAATCGGCAGTCCCTGCGGACACGGTAAGTGCAGCTCTGCAAGACCGTGTATCGCGCAAGCGGAATATTGAGTCTGTGTGGGTGATTAAGGGCGACTTCGACAAGCAGTATCAGAGAAAGGAAATTATCAAGAAGGGCTTTAACGTGAAATGGGACTAATCTTTCGACCAATCCCATTTACTCGATAAGGGTCTTCGGACGAATCTTATTCCCTTCCTATGACCGCCACAAAAGTAATTCAACTATTCAAACACCGATCAAACAGCATTCAAACAGCGCATAAATCATGACCGACAAGTGATTCCTCTGGAAACGACAGGGCGGCGACCATCAATAAAGACAGTCACCGCCCCGCGGGTGATCCCCCCGTAGAGGTATCGCCACAAAGGTAAATTAACTATTCAAACACCGATCAAACGGCATTCAAACAGCGGATAAATTATGACCGACAAGCAATTCCTTCGCAAGCTGGCCTCCGTCAGGAAGGACATCGACGAGCTGGTGGCCAGCAAGTGGCCACGCAAGGCCGGTGTGATGGCCATCAACCTTTTCAACGAGAACTTCCGCAAGGGCGGTTTCATGGGCAAGACACGCAAGCCGTGGAAGCGTACCCAGCGGCAGAACAACCCGCGCAAGACAAAGTCTGGCAAGATCACCGCCGCCTCGTCCTACGGCCCGCTGCTCAGCTCCCGGCGGCACCTTTCCCGATCGAACGAGAAGATCGTCGGCAACGGACAGGTGACCATCGTCAACAAGGTGCCCTACGCCGCCGTGCATAACGATGGCGGACGTGCCGGACGTGGCCATAAAACCAACATCCCCGAGCGACCCTTCATCGGCCCCTCCCAAACACTCGACAAGCAGATCTCCGACATGATGCGCACCGATATGGAGAAGCTCCTGAAGCAATGATCACCGGGTTGCTCCATTTTGCTCATCTCATTAATAAGACGAGCAAGACCATGCATTCATGCGGGATCAAGGCGCTTTTGAGCGCCAGACTTCGGTTTTTATGACAGCTTGCGGGGCTTACCCCTGCGGCTATAGCAAGGACCCGGCAGAGCGTGTCTCTGCCGGGTCCTTTTACATGGCGACGGCCGCCCATCCCTCTCGGACAAGCGGCCGTCTGTCTACAGAAATAATCAAATGCTGAAACGAAAAAGTCTCGGTTGAGGAGAGGTTAATGATTAGAGGAGGAAGCGATTGCTTTTGTGATGATCTGCACCGATATGCGGTCGGCTTTTGTGGGTGAAGGAACCGTGGGGCGCAGGTCGTTTGCATTGATGTAGCGATTGAGTGTTCCCCTGTCAACCTTCACAATGATGGCTATTTGCCTCTTGGATACGCCCTCATTCAAAAGAGACACGATCAGTTGGCGCTTGAAATAGAGCTTATGCTTTTCAGGGGCTGTCCTTCGCCCCTTCTGCCTACCCAGCACGACGCCTTCGGCCTTCTTGCGGGCCAGCGCCTCTTTGGTGCGTTGACTGATCAGGTTGCGCTCGATCTCAGCCGAGAGTCCAAAGGCGAAGGCGAGCACCTTGCTACTGATGTCGTCCCCCAAGCGGTAATTGTCTTTGATCGTCCACACCTGGCACTCCTTGTTCATGCAGATATTCAGTATGTCCATGATCATAAAGAGGCTGCGCCCGAGGCGAGATAGCTCACTGCAAATGATTAGGTCGCCTTTCTCTACCTTCTTCAGGAGGCGCCCCAGCTGGCGCTTGTTATAGCTCTTCGTGCCGCTGATCGTCTCCTCGATCCAGCCGTCTACCTTCATGTTTTGCCGCTTGCAGAAGTTCTTGATCTCGAAGCGCTGGTTCTCGACCGTCTGTTTGTCGCTGCTTACACGGATATAGCCGTAAGTCATACGAATACCGGTGTGAGTTCGACGTTGTAGTTCTCCCGATAGAGACTGCGCGCCCACTCCGGCCACGCTCGCTCTGCGGGGGTGAGATCCGTGCGACCGGCCGACAGACGCTGGTGCATCTCTATCTCGTGCACGTAGCGGATAAAAGGTTGCACCAAGGCGGCGTTTGGCGTGGAGCCTCCCATGAAACCAAATCGCTCCTGGATGTACTTCAGATCGGCACGCAGCTTGGGCGAGTGCGTGACGGCCGTGATGCCTCCCTCCTCCACGTGCAGCACGGCGAGGATCCGCGCCGACGTGTCGAGGCTGATGGCGGGAATGTCTGTTTGCAGGCAGGCGTTATTCCACGCTATGCGGAAGGTGTTTGCCGTACAGCTTGCATCCATACTTGTTTCTTCGTTTTGCTCGTTTACCGCCCGAGCGAGGCCTTCGTTCATATTCATATCTGTTCCTGTTTCTTGTTGTTTTCAATTGCAAAGCCGCCTATTCTCACGAACCCCAGCGGCTCCTTCTGTCGTTTCTGAAAAACCAATGAATTCAAATAAGATCACGTATGCTTGTTTGCCTGCTCTGCGACAAGGAACCGGTAGAGATCGGCCGCTGTGGCCAGTGGGATCTCGCTGCCGTCCGCGTTGTAGGCCTTCAGGTCGTTGTTCTTCCGGCCGTAGTCCAGCTCGTAGATGAAGTAGTCCATCCAGCTCTCACCGTACGCATCCGTCTCCGTGTCGTCCATCTCTCGCTTTAGCGCCTCGACGATCGCCTCGTGCAGCAAGGTGTTGTCGTACCACATGCCGGAGGCCTCAGGAAAGACTTGCCGCATGAGTTGGCCATTCCGCCTGTCCTTCTCCGCCTGTGCCTCGAGTGCGGCAAGGAGTCGTTCAAACGTGCCCAACGTCATCATGCTGTGCTATCCTTTCCAGCCGCTTGTGCGGCCCGGTAGCAGGCTTCTTGCCGACGGATCCAGAGGGCGATGTCCTTCCACGGCAGCATGCCGCCTACGTTCTTGTCGTCCACATAGCAATGCGCATACACTTTGCGCGCGTCGCTGCCATAGGCCGCCACCTGATCCGGCCGGTGGTCATTCACCCGGTCGAAGTGGATGTCCTGCTCCAGGAGCCAGTTCACCATCTCCGTTTGGCGCCGCCCTTCGCGGCATGTCCAAATGATGATGTAGTGCCCCTCGGCGCGTAGGGCATTGATCTCCTCCCGCGCATTCGGCAGGGGGCGGCCGATCCCCGGCCACTGGCCATCGTGGATCGTTCCGTCAAAGTCTACTGCGATGATCATGGCCGCTCTCCCTCTTTGCCGTCCAACTCCTTGTTCCGCATCCTCACGAAATCGTCGTACGCCACGCAGCGATACGTCTCCACCATGTCGATCAGTTCCTCGTGATCGTGGTTTGTCTCCGAGCCCACCCGCTGGAGCGCCCGGAACGACCGTCCGCAGAGGTTGTGCAGCGCCCATAGCACCTCGTCAATCAGGTCGAACACCTCGCCCAGTCCCTCCTCGGAAGCATCCGGCCCCGGCCATTCGGTAACGATGTGCAGCCGCACCTCCTGATTCGTTTTATAGGAACCGTTGTCCACATGCGCCCAGTCCGTCGGACTGAACTCGATGAACACCGCCGGCAGGGCGAAGGGCACCTCCTGCTCCAAGAAGCTCATGTGCTGGTTCCACAAGTCGATGTGTGCGATCGGTTGCGGCCGGTCGATGCGCCCCAGCGCATCCCGGATAGCTTGATACAGTTCTTTTCTCATCATCTCGTTTGTCGTTTACTTGTGAAGGGTTGATTCGCCGTCTGCGTTGCGGCCGATCTTCCCTGACGCCTTCAGCATCTTGTAGAACGCCCGCTCGCAGATCCCCAGCTGCGGATGGATGTAGCGCCGCCAG